CGGCGGCGGTGATTTTGCCAGACTTCGGCGTTTTCCAGACAAACACAACGAACGCAAACCGGGCGTCATCTTCGACGGCGCTGACAATCCCCCGGGTGCCCTCCGGGATGGTGACGGGGAACCGGGCAGAGGGGCCGAGCACGGCGTCCACGGTGCCGGTGTAGCCGTAGGTTGTCAGCGTAGCCAGCACGTCGGCCGGGGCGGTCGGCGTCATCCAGCCCCGAGCGTCGGGGATGGTGGGGCCGAGCTTGACCTGCCGGCCGGGGGTCAACCCGGCCAGCGTGTCGAGGGGGTAGCGGTCGAGGGTCATTCAGTCCACCCCTCGGCAATGATGGCGTTCACGTCTACGTCCTCGGGGCGGGCGGCGGCGAGTTCCTCGTTCAGTTCGTCCAGCGTCCAGCCATCCCGGACGGCAGCGTCCACGGTGAGCGCATCGAGGAACGCCAGCCACGCGCCGTCAACGGTCACGAAGACGGTCCCGTCTTCGCGGTCCCATGAAAGATTGCGGGCGGCGGCCGCGATCGCCCGGTGGGCGTCGGCGGCGGTGGGCATCGAGCGGTAGATCATCGGCGGGGGCTCCTGCTGAAGGTTGGCGCACCGGGCCAGTCCCGGGCGCACCCTATCTTAGCAAGGTGTCGGGTTCCTCGTCAAGCACAATGCTTGGCCACTCTCGAGGATGGGGGCGCCTCGAGTCAATGGCACCGGGTCCGATCGTCCAGGCGGCGCCGGATTCGTTCACCAGGTGTTCACCAGGTGACGGCCCCGGGCGCCTCCGGATGCCGCCGGATGCCATGGCCAGCGCCGGCCGGGGACTGGCAAGCGTCGGGGGCGCGGCTGGCGATCGGTGGCGCGGCCGACGATCGGTGGCGATCGGTGGCGAAAGATGGCGCTCTCCAGCCCGGTCGAGGGGCTCCCGGGCGTGCGCGAGTCCGTAGGATGGCGCCGAGCGCCCTCGGCGGGCTGGTTCGCTGGCAAGCGCTGGCAAACGGAGCGGGCGCCGTGCGCGACGCGGCGCAAGGCGGAAGACGCGCGGCGTGCGCACGACGGAACGCGCGAGCGGCGCAGACGACGCGAGAGAGGGGGGGGAGGGGGTGTCCCCCGGACGCGGGCCGCTGGAACGCTGCACCACCCTCACACGGCCAGTGCGCACGTGGTACAAGTCAACGCAGCTAGCGCTGGTGGCTGGCGCGGTGTAGCCTCAGCGCATGGGGCGCGTGGTACAACTCAACGGAGGGGCGCAGATGGCGCGGCGAACGCAGAAGGAAGAGCAAAAAGGTGACAGCAAGCAGGAGACGGTGCTGGCGGTGTTAGGCGCGATGGCGGAAGGGAAGACGCTCAAGGAGGCGGTGAAGGCGCTGGGAGTGGGCGTGTCGCACGGGACGGTGCGGCGCTGGGTGGATGAGCGTCCGGAGTGGGTGGAGGGGTACCAGCGGGCGAAGAAGCTGATGGCGGCGGCGCTGGCGGAGGAGGCGATCCAGGTGGCGCGGGAGACGACGAATCATTCCAGCGCCGCGGATCGGTTGCTGATCGACACGCTGAAGTGGGCGGCGGCGAAGGCCAATCCGGCGGAGTACGGGGAGCGCCAGACGGTGGAGCATCAAGGCGCCCAGACGCTACAAGTCAAGGTGGTGGAGGAGGAAGCGCCGGGAAGAAAACTGCCCATGGAAGAAATGACCCGGAGGGTCAGCGCAGAAGTAAGCAGTATGCTGGTTGCGCAGATCGTTACGCCGATGCTAGCGCCAGGAAACGGTGAAATAAGTTGATGCGTGAAACGAGTAAACGCGTTGAACGCCAATCACTTCTGCGCAATATGCCAAAACACCTCGCGCAAAAATACCAAACCAAGGAACCCCGAGGCTGTTCTTCGGGGTTTCTTGGGGGTGACTACAGTGTCACCCCTGACACAGGAGTCACCCAAACGATAACGAGTGAATAGCGTATACTAGACGTATACGCGTGTAGACTCAGAGAACGCGACTACGAGAGGACGTATGCCGGCAAAGGCAAAACCGTCGGGCGGGGAGGTGCAGGTCGTGCTGGCCAGGCGCCATCCGGGGCAGCAGGAGATCGTGATGCACCCGGCCCGGTTCAAGGTGGTGATGTGTGGGCGCCGGTTCGGGAAGACGGCGCTGGGGGTCCGGGAGGCGTGTGATGCGGCCTTGGCGGGGCATCCGGTGGGCTGGTTTGCGCCGACGTACAAGTACGTGCTGGAGGTCTGGCGGGAGCTCCTGCAGCGGCTCAAGCCGGTGATCGCCCGGTCGAACGATCAGGAGCGCCGGATCGAGCTGGTCACCGGCGGGGTGATCGAGATGTGGACGATGGACACCCCCGATCCCGGCCTGGGGCGCAAATACAAGCTGGCGATCATCGACGAGGCGGGGATCGTCCCGGACCTGCTGGACCTCTGGCAACGGGCGATCCGGCCCACGCTGGTGGATTTGTCTGGCGGTGGGCTGTTTCTCGGGACGCCGCGCGGGCGCCGGCACGGGTTTGTCGTGCTGTTCAACCGGGGGAACGACCCGAACGAGACAAACTGGGCCAGTTTCCGCGCCAAGACGCTGGACAACCCGTACATCCCGCCGGAGGAAGTCGAATCGGCCCGGAAAGAACTGCCGCCGGAGGTTTTTGCGCAGGAGTTCGAAGGCATCCCGACCGACGATGGCGCCAATCCCTTCGGACTGGAAGCCATCCACCGGGCCATAGGACCGCTGAGTTCGGAAAAGCCGGTCGTGTACGGGGTCGATTTGGCCCGGTCAATGGACTTTACGGTGGTAATCGGGCTGGATGCGTACCGGAAAGTGGCGTCTATCGACCGATGGCAGGCGCCATGGGCCGAAACGAAGGCCAAAATCCGGGCGCTGGTGGGTCAAACGCCCATCGTGGCCGATGCCACGGGCGTCGGAGACGCCATTGTGTCGGATTTGCAGGGGATGGGGGTAGATGTGACCCCCCATGTCTTCACCCAGCCATCCAAACTGCGCCTGATGCAGCGGTTGGTGGCGGCGTTTCAGGGGTCCGAACTGACGATTCCGGACGGCTGGCTGATCGGGGAGCTGGAATCCTTTGAGTTCATGTATACGGCCACCGGGGTGCGCTATGAGGCCCCCTCCGGGTTTCATGATGACGGCGTCATGTCCTTGGCGCTGGCCCTGTACGGGTGGGACCGGGTGCAGGGGGTGGTGCCGGAAGCGCCCCCGGGCTTGCGTTTTGTCGGCGATGACCCAAACTTAGATGTGGATAACTCTGGCGAGTCTGTGGACAACCGCCGGAGGGTGATCGCGGGCGACTTTGCGGCGCAACTGCCGGGAGGCTGGTGATGGCCAGCAAGAAGCGTGGGATGGAAGCCGTGATTGCCAAGACTGGCAAGCGGCGCATGATGGCCCGGCGCAAAGGGCCACCGGGCGTAGCGATCATGATCGCCATGGGTCCTCCGAAAGGCGCCATGAAAGGTGAGATGAAAGGCGAATCGCCTTCGATGCGCGAGGAGTTGGACGCCTCGAAGGGCGACGGGATGTCCAAGGCCAAGAAGATTGCCGCGCTGGAAGAGAAGATCGGCTACTTGAAGGCCGAACTCGCCCTCCTCAAGGCCGACGAGTCCGAGATGGAAGACGAGATGTCCTCGGAGGATGAAGCCGAGGACGAGATGGAGGACGAGGAGGACTAGTGGCGAAGACTCCGGCGTGGCAGCGGAAGGAGGGACAGGCGGAGTCCGGTGGACTCAACGCCAAAGGCCGCGCCTCGCTCCGTGCCGAAGGGCGCGACATCAAACCGCCGGTGAAGAAGGCAGCCGCCGCGAAATCGCCGGAAAAAGCCAAGCGCCGCATCGCCTTTTGTCGGCGCATGAAGGGGATGAAAGCCAAACTGACCAGCGCGAAGACGGCGAACGACCCCAACTCGCGCATCAACAAGAGCCTGCGGGCATGGGACTGCGACTGATGCTGAACTGGCTCAAGACGTGGTGGGCGCCGGGGGAAAACGCGCCAGAGATGCCGACGATGGAGCCGCAGCATCCACTGGATGTGGTGTGCGCGACCTACGGCGCGTCGTATCTGCGGGAAATCACGACCGATCACCAAGAAGTGCAGATCACCTTGATCCGCCCGGACGCGACCTTGTCCGCGACGGGCGCTACCACCGCCGATGCGGTCGCCAAGGTGGTGGCCAAGGCGGAGAAATGCTGGGGGGCGCTATGAACCGGCGGCTGTGGCAGCTCCAAAACGTCCCGCACCGGCTGCGCGGGTGGCAGGAAGAAGCCAAACGGCTGGCCAAGATCGGGCTCAACGCCGAATTGCGGGCGCGAGTCCGGACTCCGGACGGCAACTGGACCGATCTCGGGGTGGCGTCCCGCCGGGTCATCACGACCGTAGGGGCCGGGTTCATTGTGGATGCGTTCCAGAACCTGACCGAGCTGGAAACGATGAACTTCCACGATTCCGGCACCGGGACCAACGCCGAAAGCGCCGGGGACACCGGATTGCAGACGCCAGCCGGTCCGGCACGGGCCACCGGGACGCAAAGCGAGCCGGCGGCGACGCAATACCGGACGGTGGCGACGATTACCTACACGACCTCGCAGAATATCACGGAACACGGGATTTTTTCCGCCTCGACCAGCGGCGTGCTGCTGGATCGGTCGGTGTTTACCGCGATCCCGGTGGTCAACGGCTCGCAGATTGAGTTTACGTACACCCTGACCGTCAGTACGGGGACGTAATGGCGCTGTCGAACGACTCCGTTGCGGTCACGCCCGGATCTGGGGCGTCTATCGCCACTCAGTTGGTGAGCACGAAGGAGTATCAGGCTGTCGTCACCGCCGATTCAGTCGGGCACCTGCAAGGGACGAAGGCGACGTGGGTCGTTAGCACCGGCAACACGGCGCATGTGGCGGCGGCCCGCACCACGCTGATCGACCTGTTCAACGCGACGGCTTCAGGCGTGGTGTTGCGCGTGGTGGGCTGCTATGTCATCCCGGCGCAGGTCGCCGTGACGGGTGTGGGTCTGACCTACGAAGTCATTCGGACGACAGCGGTCGGAACTGGTGGGACGACGCTGACCCCACAGGCGTTTGACTTGGATTCGACCGCGCTCCCGGCACAGGTGACCTGCCGACTCAAGCCAACGGGCGGCGCAACGGGAACGACCGTGACGTTGTTTTTGAACGGCGCGTCGGAAGAGACGTTCCCCTACGCGGCGATGGCCAGTACGCTGAACCACATCCCGCAGACGCAAGAGTTGGCGGCGATGAAGGGGCTCAAGATCCGCGCCAACGAGGGGCTCAAGCTGGATCAGACCACGAACAGCAACGTCGGCAACGTCAACGTCGTGCTGGTCTTCACGGTCGAATAAGCCATGTCGCTCCTGCTGCTTTTCCCGACACCGGGCACCGGCCCGATTCAGCAAGCGGTCGGTGGGACGTTGGAGTTGCAGGGGAGTCTGGCCGGGACGGCGCGAACGGCCAAT